ACACCGTGTGACCGATAGGGCCATCGTCGGTAAACGTCGTGGACTCGTCCGCTCCGTCGAAGTGCAGGAGCAGGCTTACGTCGCTGTAATTTGGATCAGACATCGGGGCGCTCCCAAGATGAAAACTGCGCGGCGCGATTCACATCGGCCGCGCAGCTTGTCAGAACAGAGCCCCCGTTACACCGAGGCCGGAACGGTAATGGTCGCCGTGCTGATGGTCTGCGTCGCAGAGGTGACGATGTTGGTGTTCGTCATGTTCAGGTCCGCACCCGAGGTCGCGATGTTCCCGTCGATGCGATGGAACACCTCGCTGGAGTCGGACGAGCCAGCGTCGGCCACCGAACCCAGCAGTCGGAAGTGCCCTGCTGTGCCGTCGGAGACGCCGAGGCCGGACCAGACATCAGACGCGATCTTCGACAGTACGCCAGCGGCGGAGTCACCGAAGCGCAGCCCGTTCACGGAGTTCACGCCGCCCGCCATGTCGTTGTCGGTCTTCGTGATCGTGGTCACAGTCGAGGCCACCACCCACGTGTTCGGGAACGCGCCGAGACCCGGCTTGGCGGTGATGAAGATGTCGTCACCCACCGCGCTCGCCTTGAACAGGGTGTTGAATGGGTTGTTGTTGATCTTCTCCGCGATGTCGATGGCGGTTTGCGCAAGTGTCGTATTGAACGCAGTCGCCGAGCCCATGATCTCCAGCGAGTTCACGGTCAAGGTATCGACGGAACCCGAGGCTCCACCGGTCAGTTCGACGCTGCCGACCGAGCTAACCTCAGCCGTGTGCGCGCCGGAAGAAAGCGTAATGGTCGCGAGCAGCGTACCGGCCGCGGCGTCATTGGCGGACGAAGGCTGCGCGCCGGAACGGATTTGTAGCCGGCCACCGGCAAACGCTTGCTTGAGGGACGAGCCCTCGTTGAGGAAGTTGCGAAGGCCGGACGAGAAGCGAATGGTCATGGTCAATCTCCTTTGTTAGATATGTGTTAAAACGCGGTGTTGCCCGGGCGCTCCGTTCCACGAAGCGTGACCAGATACTGCACCGTACCTCGGGAGTCGCGAACCACTGCGGCTCCTTCATCCATGACCGGGTAGTTGAACCGAGCCGCGGTCAAATTGAGAATCGATCCGCCGGCAAGCCCGGCGCAGATGCCCTTCGTCGTAGCGAACACAGCGGCGGGCCCTTGCCTCTGATCCGAGATTTCCTCAGCGGAGGTGTAGGCCAGCGTGCCGGGGATGGCACCGTAGTCGAGGCGCGGCTGCTCGATCCACTTCTCGGGATCGCGGCCGGGGAGCCAGATCACTCCCACCTCAGTACCCAAGTATACCCCATCATCTACCGGGGCGACAAGGGTGATCCGAGCCGGGAAAGGTAGCCCCTTGCGAAGGTCAAATAGCTCCGGGGCGAAGGGCTCGCTCCGATACAGGGTCGCCCCCCGCGCGAGCAGGAGGTGGCCCGAGAAGGCCGCTAGGTGCGTCCCGGGCAGGGCGGGGGACAGGAACTGGGTAGTGAGAGGTAGCGTGCCTGTGCGCTCCACGGTGTACGTAGCGTCGGTGGCGGCGTTCGGAAGCGCCATAAGGAGCCAGAGGGCATCCCCGTTCACCGGGCTCACGTAGAGCCGCTTGTAGGTCACGCTGGGGTCCGCAGAGGCTGGCATGTCGTAGAACCGAATCCCGCCCGGGACCGTGAGCGACACGAGCCCTGATCGCCCAGTGCCCGACTCCTGCCCGTCTCCGCGCACGTACGTCAGGGCGTACTGATAGATGCCGGCGGGAAGCGAGCCCCCGATGGGGTCCGCAAGGGGTAGCTTGGTCGGGGCCTGTAACCCCCACGTGCGAGATTGACCGTTCGAGAACACGCCGTTCTCGATGCCATTCGAATAGAACACCCGGTTGCCGATGATCGTGTAGTACATGCGCGCGCCGACGCTCAATCCCGTCCGAATCACGCGGGTGCTGTAGTCAGGCTGAACCTCCACGAGATCGCTGCCATTAACCATAAGGGCCACCGAGCCGTTGCTCCAGAAGGAGTGCACGGCCGCGGTCACGGCAGTCGCCGCGTAGCCGGCGCGGCGTTGCGCGCGCAGTGCATCGGTCACGTCCGTGTTCAGCGCGACCGAGAGGTCACCTAGTTCGAAGCTCTCCTCACTGACGGTGTTCCGCAGACCGAGGAACTTCTCGAACGTGTAAACGTCTTCGTCGTTGTTGTTAGCAGCCACGGACCCACGCTCCGAAGCGCCACTGCGGAGCGGACTGCTGGCGGCGTTCGCGGTCGCGCTTCGCCACCTCGCATCGCTCATTGAACTCGGACACCCACGTGCGCCCGAGGGTGCGCAGGCTCGCGTCGATGTCGGCGGTATTCGCGAGACACGAGCCCGCGGCGAAGCTGCAAAGCTCCAAATGGTGCTCCTCGGGAACCTCGGGCTCCTCGTCGGGCTTGTCGTCCGCCAGTTCCTTCAGCGGCATGCGGACGACGCTGAGGTGCAACTTCAGGAGTGCCGAGTCCGCATCCGGCGAATGACGCAGGCGCAGGATGCGCGTGCCCATGTCCACCGAGTAAAGCTGCGGCCGGCCAGCGGGGTCCTGCACGGAGACGTTGATGTCCCAGTGGTCGGAATCCACGAACCCCGGATGGATGCGATTGTCATCGTACCCGACCCGGGTCAGGTCCATGTCGCTGTCGCTCAGGCGTGCAGCCTTCACGTGCAGGATGGACTTGTGCAGCGGGTAGTTGATCTTGCCCACCTCCAGCGTGATCTCGGTCACTACGGGGGTGGTGAGGTCCTCCAGCACCCACGCGTCGCGGCAGAGCTTACGCTGGGCCTCGTTGAGATACCGGAGCACGGTGGGGGTCTTGAATAGCTCGTCGTTTTCGCCGGAGATCATCTCCGTGCGGTCGTCGAGCATGGCCCCCGTAATATGCTCCAGTAGCTCAGAGGTTTTCATTACGCCTCGACGCTAACCACGGGGACGCGCGGGTTGGGCACGCGCTCCCCTTTGGCGTCCACCACCAGACCGAAGTCTTGGAAGGGGAACCGGCGGGCTTTGCGCAGGTCGAATCCGGTCGGGTTGCCGGCGGAGTCCTTCTTCACAATCGCGCGGTCTTCCACGGCGGTCTTCAGGACTCCGATGACTTCTTTCGGAACGTCGAGCACCACACCGCGGCGGAGTTGATACAGCCGACCGTTGACGCCTACCGGCACAGGGTCCACTTCGTTCTGATCCCGGGCCTCGTCGAGCATGATCGCGTAGCGTTCTTTCGAGGCCGAACGGGACGCATCCGCCGTGTTGATATGGGTATCGGCGAGTTGCTTCTGGTCTCGAAGCGCCGCGTTGGCCTTCTCGGCTGCGGCGAGTTGCGCCTTCAACTTCTCAATCTCGGCGTTGGGGGCCTCGACTTCGAGGCCGGCGAGTGCTGCGGCGTTGCTTTGGGTTTCCATGATCGTTCCCTCCCTGTTAAGTTTACAGTCCGCCTTTCATCGACTTCGCCGCTTCAGCAAACGACTCGGCGTAGGCGATCTCAGGCAGTGCGCTCAACGCGCCCTTGACCATCTTGATCACGTCGGGCACGGTCTTCGCGGCGTAGCTCTTTGTGCAGTCGCCGATGTACGTCGGGTAGTCGCCCCGCTTCTCTTTCTTGTCCTTCGCCTGCTTCTCCTTGATCTTGTCGGTGTCCGGAACCTCAACCTTGAAGCCGTTCTCCAATACCTCAATACGGATCGTGAACTGACTAATCATAGCACACCTCCTATAAAAAGTCCCCGAACCGGCTTGTGGCCGACCGGGGACTTGGGCGCATTCACCAGTCGGCGGTTAGCCGAGGGCCAGCCACGTGTACTGCTTGTCTTCGATGGCAGCCGCCGCAGCGATAGTCACGCCATGCGCGGGCTTGACGCCCGGGATGTCGGTGGCCGTGCTGTCAATGACGGTGGCCGGGCCCGGGTATGCGACGTTGTTGCGCACACCCGCGTTGGTCGCATCGACCGCGCCCTGCGAACCGTCTTGGCTGCCGGAGCCGGCATCCACTTGAATCGCCACGTCGGCGGTGTCCAGAGTGCGAACTCCGTCCGCAGCCGTCTTGACAGTCGTACCCGATGCCATGCCCTCGTACCACTCGTGCGTGATACGGTCGGTCAGGTTGACCAACTGGAAGTAGCGGGGGCGGAAGCCGAGTTCAATGGCGATGGCAACCGCCGTGTCGTCATTGAGGAACCGACCGGTGGCGCGCTGGAAATCGCCGCCGTTGCTGTCGGAGTAGTTCTTCGTAATGGTCATGTGCGTCTCCTTGTTCGGGGAAT